CGTTTAGTTCGTTAAGGTAGTTTTGGATCTCTTTTACCAACTCTTTTTCCTGCTTTCGTAGTCCATTTATCATCACTTGGTAGTCCTTGATCTTGGCCTTGGTCTGAATCAGGGCTTTGATCGTCGCTTGTGTTGTCGTCATCTTTTGAGTACTCCTCCAGTGACTTTAAACCGTATGCATCGATGTAGATCTGGCGTTCATTTTCCTCAAGCATGTCAGGATGTAGGCCGTCACGCAACATCAACCTTATTTGAGCAGCGACCTCCATATTGATGGTGTGAGGGTTAGGATCATTGGCCTTGTCGTATAAGCTCTGGGCCATCTTCTGATATCGATACAGTTTGTCGGGGTCCATACGCTTGATAGTCTCTTCAATTGCGGCGTCATTCCAGAGCGACTGATCATTGATTTGGCTATTCATTTTTGTATACCCTAAGATACTACTTAACCCATTCTGTTAATTTAACCCCGAAGGGTTAAATTTAGATGGAGGGAAGTCCTCCTGCGACCGTGCGCTGTTGGCCTAATAATAAAAAGTACCGCATCCCAGTTTATTCTGAATCGTCAGAGTCGTCCTTGATAACCTTCTTTGTGGTCTTCTTGGTGTCCTTCTTGTCGTCATCGGAATCAGAGTCAGAGTCATACAGCTTACTATTTGACTTCTTCTTGTCAGCTGACTTGTTCCTGAGGCGAGCAGGCATGATGATGTTGCGCTTGACCTTGTACTCGCTGAACTCGCTTATCACGGCCTCAGCCAGCTTCACCTGTAGGTAAGGCTCCGTTCCCACGAAGACACTGTCAATCACGAGCATGGCTGTGGCTTTACAGTTGAACTCCTTCTTCTCAAGCGTCTCTACGGTCTCGTCCTGGTCGAGGTCCCTGACGCCCTCTTCTTCGTTGTCGTCTAATATGTGGAACTTGGTCTTCATGAAATTGTTGGCTGTGACGACTTTGGAGTAGACGTAGACCGAGTCGATGCCGTTCTCCTGCTCCTTCCTCTTGATGATCTCCATGCCATCGACGTTGATGAGCCACTTCTTCTTGTCGCGCTGCTTACCGAGGGCATTGATCATATCGGATTCCTTCATGAGCTCCTTGACTTTTTCAGTGATGTCCTCCAACATCTTGATGGTCTCGTCTTCGACCTTGATGTCCTCGGCATCCTCTTCACTGATATCCTCACCTTTGGCTATGGCCTCGCGAAGCTTCCTGTTCACCATGACAAAACACATCTTGGGGGGAGACGTATCTTCGCGAGCCATCTCAGGATTGGCAGCACCGAGATTGGCCTTCATACCATAGCGTGAGATACCGTACGAGAATAGCTCGGATGTCTGAATCTTGAGTTTGTCCTGTTTTTCCTTTCCATTTTTGCTATATTTGTACTTGATGTTGAGCCAGATACCTTTCTGCCCGGGGGCAGGGGCGTACTTGGGTAAATCAAGGACGATGTTTTCTACATTGAGTTTGTGAAATGCGGGGTCTTGTTCAGCGGAGATAACGTTGACTATTTGGTTAGACATGATTGCTTTATTCTTTTCTATCATCATTACTATTCATAATTCAATTTTTTTGAGTATATCCTTCTTTACAATCAACTCGCGATGGTCACCGGGCAGCGACCGAGCGGCCCCGCAAGCCCGTTAGGGGGTTAGAGATCTAACTCTTGATGAAAAATGGTTAAAACGATTTCTATCAAGGAATTGAACATAGACTCCATCAGACCAAATGCCGAGAGCCTCAAATCCAACCTGGGAGGATCCAAGATCACCATCATTGGCAAACCCGGCTCAGGCAAGTCCGTTTTGATCAAGCATCTTCTGTACGCCAAGAAGCACGTCATCCCTACTGGCCTCGTCATCTCAGGTTCCGAGGACAGCAACAAGTTCTATTCACGTCTCTTTCCAGACCTCTTCATCTACGAGAAGTACAAGAAGGACGTGGTCGCAGACTTCATCAAACGTCAGAAGCTCGCCAAAGAACATCTACCCAACGCCTGGGCAGTGCTTGTGATGGACGACTGTATGGACGACGTCAAGATTTTCAACGACCCCTTGCTCCAGGGACTCTTCAAGAACGGGCGGCACTGGAACATGTTGGCCATCTTCGCAAACCAATATGTGTTTGACTTCAAACCCAACATCAGAACCAACATAGACGGTGTGTTCATCTTCAGGGATCCCAATCAGGCCAACCGCGAAAAGATCTACAAGAACTTCGCCAGCATCATCCCCTCATACGCCATCTTCTGCCAGCTCATGAACGAACTCACCACCGACTACACGTGTATCTACATCAACAACCAGATCCAGAGCAACGAGTGGACCGACGCCGTCTTCTATTTCAAGGCAGACCAAGTCCCGGACTTCAGGTTTGGATGCGACGACTACCTCCAGTTCGCAGATATGCGCCAGCGTGACGAAGAGTAAACATATATCTAATCATGTCATAACCCCTGAGGGTTACGACTAACTTACAAATCTAAACTTACTATCAAATCTAACTACTAAGGCACATATGGTACATCTGAGTATTCTTGATTACAGGTATGGGTTGATTTTTACTCCCTCGGTTCCGCTGTCTTCATCTTCGTCTTCGTCATTGTCATTGACTGGAAACTGACTGCACGTCTTGTGAGACCAGTACTTACCTTTCTGGAGCTCACCCCATTGCATGATGAAGTGCTGTCTGACGGCGCTCCTGGTCGGGGTGATGTAGTTGGGGCATTCCTCCCTGAACCACTCCTTGAAGTGAGAGTAGAGTGTGGCAGGAGTGAGCCTGGAATCCGGCTTCGCGAAGATGCATTGCTCCTCAAACCGCTTGTAGATGTCGTTCTCCTGCCTGTATGTGTCAGTAGCCACCTTGACCTTCTCAGGCTCCACGGGCTCTAGTTTCCTGATGGTGCGCCATCTCTGAATGAGGTACCAGGCCAGCGGCTGCGCCATCCTCGGAATCTTGTTTGTGAAGTTCTTGTCCATGGGGAAGATCTTCTGATTGATCTGTTCTTCAACGTCTTGGGGGCACTCATTCTCAGGTTTGAAGGTGCTCTCAAAGGGGATGACACGGATCCTGTTCCACGTCGCTTTGTCTGCGTCCTTGATGGCTGGAAGCTTGTTGCAAATCATATGCAACTTGAACAGAGGCTGGATCTCCCTAGTCTCCTTACCCTTCTGAAACAGGTCACGGGCCCAGTACGAGTCGTTGCCAGTCAGAGCCTTGAGCGTACCTGAGCTGATCATCTCGTCGGCGTTGGGCTCGTCCATGACAGCCCACCTCACACCATCACCAGCGCGAGCCATCTCAGGATTGGCAGCACCGAGATTGGCCTTCTTACCCGTGAGGAGAGATGTACTGAACTTGACGGCCAGCTTACCGAGCATCTTCTCAAAGAAGGTCTGCGTGACCGTCTTGCCGTTGTTGCCCTCGCCGGTCCAGAACAGGATGACCTTGTGGTGGTTGCCTCCCACAAAGACATGGCATGCCTGGTCCAGAAAGTAGTCGCGGACCTCATGGTCTGGGAAGACCTTCTGAAAGAAGTCGTCTACCTCCATCACATCTGGGTGGTCAAATGAGCCGTAGTCTGTGTATTCAATAGGTAGCGCCACTGAGATGTAGTCCTCTGGGTTACCGTCTCTGAAGTTGTCGTTCTCAAAGTCGTAGACGCCGTTCTTGAAGGCGACCAAGTATGGATTCTTGTTTAGGAGGTTGTGGAAATCAGGGTTATAGAACACCTCTTGCGACTCTACCATCACAGCGTTCTTGAAAGGTGTTGCTTTACACTGTCTGACGAGGTTGTTGATCGTCTTGAGNTTCTTCTCACAGTCCTTCTTCTCAGGGTCGTCTCCGTCCAGGTCTTCTAGCGTGCTGTAGATGTCGCGACGCTTAGACTTGAGCTGCTTGATGATGATGCCGTTTTCGTCAGATATGCGTTCGCGGAGCCTGGTGCCTCTGTCTAGGGGCTTCCAGATATGGTCCTTGTACTGGTACCATTCCTTGTTGCTGATTGAGGTACACACAAACTCGTTGTCGTACTCGTTGTTCAAGATTTTGGCAACGTCGGTGTGGCATCCGTTGACGGCCTCGATGACCAGGTGTTCGGTCTTATCTTCTATCATCTTCTCATATTCTTCGGGGCTGTCCAGCTTGGCGTAGAACTTGAGCGTGGCGATCGTGAGACTACTGGGGCGCATCTTCTGCCAGAGGGACAGGCACTCGCTCTCGTCGAACTTATCGCTCTGCTCGGAAAACTCGAGCCACTGCGAGAAGCCGTCGTCGTCACCACCGCTGATCTGCCAAAGACAGAACCCGACGCGCAGCCAGGTAGAGCGGTCATCGGCGCGTGAGGAGTTCAACATTTGGATGAGCTGCTGTGCATCCTGGAGCTGCTTCTCAACAGAGTCATTGTCGTATTGCTTCCTCTTCGTTTTGACCATCTCAAAGGTCTTCATAAGGGGAGTGGTTACACTGGGTTTGGGGTTGTAGAAGTAGTGATCTGCTCTGTCGTAAAGGAAGATGGAGAGGATGCGGGGCAGCATAGCCTTCACGTTGCCTTCACATTTGACGTCATCTTTTGTCTCACCTAAGTACCTGCTACAAACGTAGTCGCTCAGCCCTTCCTCAAGGCTGACCTCCTCCGCATCTTTAAGGAAGCACTTGGTTGCTTTGTATGGGGCATTGTTTTGTTTCCTAGAGCCGTAAAGGAGCCAGTGGACGTTGATGGAATTGGTGTCTAGGAAGTCCTTGGCGCCGATGTTGTCGAACAGGCCGTTGATGCGCTCCTGCACCTTGGGGATGATGTAGACCTCTAGCACCTTCTTATCAAGGAACAGTTTGGGGAAGTGGAGATGGAAGCCGTTCTTTATGTACTTCTCTCCGCATATATCGGTCTCATAGGGCTTCTTCTCAAGTAGCACGCACGTGTATGCGCTGTCTCGCTTGTCAGCATCTACGTTTGCGAAGTCTACAACCTCATGGATTGCCTGTTGGTACGCACTGACGATCTCTACGACCTGATCATCGGTGTAGAGGTGGCGCTTCTCCTCGTCCTTAGAGAGGACTGACTTCTTGACTCTGAGGTCAATATCAACCAGGATGGGTGTCTCCTTGCCTGGGTTTTCAGCGAGATACATAAGCTTCTTTTGAGACAAGTTGACATTGTATATCTGCCAGAAGTCCTTCATCTTTAACCCGAAGGCATAGGTGCCTCTTGGGGTGCCCATTGACACATGTGTATGGGCGGGGTCATTGGGTGCTTTCATTTCCCGTAGGAACTCATTGAGGGACATGGCGTGATGATTCTTAGTATTACTCATCCTTTTAATATATTAGATTGTTCGTCAATAAATCTATTCAAATTTTGCCACGAAATGGTTGATTTTTCATTATCTGATAGATAATGAACACTAGTTATAATACCGAAGGTACCGAGCTTGCGGGGCGGACGGGCGACGGAAGGCGGGGCAGAGCCCCGCAAGCCCGCCGGCGACCGAAGGTCGCTAGCCCCGCCTTCCGTCGCTCGCCTTCGTAGATCATATCATCTTGAGGATGG